TCTTGAACAACTTTCACGTTTCATATTCTTGATTATACGTCCGGCCGCGAGTGCCGCGCCTGTTTTAGTGAGAAAACCCCCACTATCGACCTTATTTCTCCAATCAAGACCGTCACTTTCCCAACGTTGGCACCTAGTAAAAGGCCCCACTTGTCTTGTAGGATTGTAAAGGGTCACATATTCAGGGTTATTCGGATTATTGCCAAAAAGATTATCAGTTAAAGTAAGAATAGCATCCGCGACACCGCCACCACTCGCGACAACTATTTTTTTTGGTAAAGCCGCGATCCAAGTAGCGAAAGCTTCTTGTTGTTCTTCAAATTCTTTTTCAATCTTGTCCTTAAAAATATAAGCAAGTGCGCCAATCCCCCCCAATATTACTAATCCGATCGGGAGCGCTAAATCCTGACTCAATGGTTTATCGTGTAAACGCTTATAGTATCGATTAACGGCCTTTTCTTGTGTCGCGTTCAGTTTCTTGAACGTCACACCGTCCGGCATTAATTCAAGGCCCATTTTATTTAAATTCCGACACACACATCCAACGATCTGGATTCGTAAAAAGAACGGCCTTCTGTCCTATTCCACATTTAGGCCTTAATCCGGCTTCCGAACTTGGTGGTGTAGACGTTACCCCCCCATTATCAGACCTAAAAAAAGATAAGTCGGGTCTTTTTGGTGGACCTAACAAAGTGCGACCTAAAATTATCATTAATGCTATATCAATCATTTACGCCTCTTTTTACCGGCCGGCGTTTTTCTAAACGCGACCGCCATCTTTTTTAAATTCAGTTTACCCGATCGCATTCTAAAACGCGGTTTCTTACTGTTAGCCTTAACGAACTTATTCCACGCGGAAAGTTTACGCTTGGGTTTAGCTATTGCCCTGTATAGTTCAGAGGGTTGAACGGTGGTTCTTCCTATTATTTCCGGTTCTCCTATATCACGATAACCAACATGTGGTCTTTGGGAGGCAGATGTAAACCCATCTTGAAAACCCATTCGATAATACTCACGTTCTCTCTTTGTGGGCATTATACAGACCTTAAAAAGCAAGTTTCAACGGTTGAATTGCCGCCACTATTATTAGTTATCTTAAATTGTAATAGCTTTTGGTTTTTTAATCGGCCTTGAATGTAAAATATATTCCAAACATCCGCCGTTAATGATTCGGAATTATCTTGAACTAAAGTTCCAAAAGTGGTGGAAGCTACGCCGTCTGCTTGAAAAGAACCTTTCAGTGTTGCGGCATTATCTAAAGGGGTTAAGTTTGCATAACGGTTGGTTCCATCCGATCCCATACACGCCGTTATAGCAACGTTGCCGCCATTAGTGGGCCTTATTGCTAAGGTTAAGTCTTGAAACCCTGTCATATTAAACCCTTTAGCAGTTATGAAGGTCGCACCGTTAGCGATCTCCTCATCCTTTTGATAAAACTTAAACTCGGTGTCACTTGTTACGTGTCCTATCCACCGGCCTTTAGAATCTACAAAACCAGTATCTATTATAGGTCTGACATCTTGTGTAACATCAATAAACCCCTCAACGGGGGCGGCCGTTACACCGGCTTCACTGCTTGTACTAAATGGTGTGTACGCTTTCCTTTTGCCCATTCATACTAGGCAAAAACGATCGTTACTGCCATTGTAGGCGTTCCGGTGTCGGCGTTACATACGCCTTCTACGCTTACTTGGTTACTCGCGACAACGGGGATATCCAAAGGTATCTGGATAGCGGCAACGGTTACACCGTTACTAGCTGGCGTACCATCTACACCGGCACTTGCTACGGTGAACGTTTCCGACCCTTGACTTAAACCATCGCCACTTAGTTGAACGGCAAAAGTTGCCGCAGCATTGGACGCGCTATCTGTAGCGGTTGAAACCATACAACCCACGATCCGCGAAACGTTCGCCGGAACTTGGATCGAGGCGGTCGTCGATTTTCCATACAAACCCGAAAGTGAGGTGTAGGTATCTGATGCGCTTATTTCCCCTTCCCTTGTTCTATAATACATATTTTGATTCCTCTTATTTTATTTTATGGGACTATTCGGATCGGTCCTAATTTTGCGATCGTTTTTCGGCCAAAGCCGCTAGCAATCATTTTGCCAACAAAAGCCGCGCCAAGTGTGCCGATTATCTTGTTCTTATTAGCTAAAGTCTGTGTTTGGATAGTAGATAGTGCGCCGGCCAAGTTTCCGCCTAATGCGGCCTTTAACGCCGTGTCTAATCCAGTACTAGACGCCAAACTCAAAGCCGCGCCACCTTCGATCGCCGAAATTGTAAAACTCTTTTTCGAATTACGCCTTGTTCTTTTCCTACGGTAGACCATAACCCATTAATGAGTAGTCCTACTTATAATTGAGTAAGTCTACATTTCTTAAACAGATCGCACAATGATAAAGATAGGATTTAGGAAAAGAAGATTTTTTCATAATACTATTACAGATTTTGCATTTAATTATAATCTCTTTTCTTAAACGTTCTTCTGCTCGTTTACTAATCTCGCCATAACCTTTCTTTACATACGGTGAAGGCATTATTTGTAACACCCACGGCATAAGATAATTTCAGTCACGTTTATTTCATCGGTCAATGGGTCATAATCATTTATATGAACTTGTAGCGTTGCTTTTGCTTTAGTTACTATGGCACCACATACCGAACAATCAACCAAACTTAATGCATCTTTCATAGTTCCACCGTTGGATTATCAGACATGCGATCTTCTACGTCTGACTTAGGATAACCCATGCATTCAAAACAACCGAATATTGCTTTATTGGTTTTAGTATTCCATTTATTAGTGAACATATTCTTTTTTGAATACTGAACGCCGCAACTAGGGCAATCATTCCAGATAAAGAACATAGTCCGATCTTCCGTACTGCAATTAGTGCAGTAAGTCCCTACAGTAGTCCTTTTGATGCTTTCATCATCATAACACTTAGGGCATATTTCGCCTAAATATAATGATGTAACCACTCTCGTAAAGAGTGCCGACATGTTCATGTCTGGCTGTCTTTTCAAAAAGTCTTTTAACGTTACTGGTAGTAATAACGTTACATGACCTTTGATTACTTGCTTACCCGATCCGTCCGTCTCCGGTGGTCGGCCGACTTGTTTCTTAACTGACATACAGACTACCAGACGCGGACCCTACTTAATATTTAGGTATGTATGTATTTAATTAATTGATTGAAACCGTCCCAACCTCAGAAACCTTTGTATAAAAATGATTATAGAAAGTATTATTTATACTACTCGGTTTTAAAAAAAAGAATAAGCCGCCGAATAATAATAATAATATAATACATACATACTTAATTAATACATACTAACTACTTAAACTTACCATAATCAGACATCTTTTCTACATCTTTTGGACTTGTTTGGGGGATGTTTGGCACATCCAAGGCACTTAGTCCGGACTTGTTTGTGACATATTCCAATAACATAGAAGTCCAATCACCATTGGCGGCGGCCTTTCTCATATTATTCATAGGATCGAGTTTTTTAGCTTCTCTTGTCATAGTTCCCAAAGTGCCAATAAAAGAACTTTTAAATTCTTCTAAACTTTGAATAGTGCTGTTTTCTATTTCAGATATTACAGGTTCCAATATCTCAATTAGATAACCTTCTGATTTTAATTTCTTTTCCCAAGTGTCGACAATCCATTCACGCAAAACAAACCGGTATAAACCGAGTAAGACGGCGATCTCTCCAATAAACAAAAGGGGTATAATTTGGCTTAGTTCCATAACTCTTAATGAATGGGGCGCTAAAAATACCGTTGTATGTCAGTAGTGACAAGCGCCCTTTAAATTTCATCCCATTGAGCTTGGCTAAAAACCGTAGGTCTTGAACAACTTTCACGTTTCATATTCTTGATTATACGTCCGGCCGCGAGTGCCGCGCCTGTTTTAGTGAGAAAACCCCCACTATCGACCTTATTTCTCCAATCAAGACCGTCACTTTCCCAACGTTGGCACCTAGTAAAA